TCTCCTATCTTGACAGCGCCATGCTATACCCAACAAAACTGGCTCCCTAAGAAGGATTCGAACCTCCGACCAATTGATTAACAGTCAACTGCGCTACCGCTGCGCCATTAGGGAATAAACTTTACTTCAACTCTTTTAATTCTTGATTGATGTACAACTTAGCCGCATCCATGAAGGTGCGAATCGCTGCTTTCTCGGCAGGAGTTGCACCTATTACTTGAACGTAAAGATTGGCATTAATCGATTGTTCACCTGGACCATTATCCTCATCGAGAACATGTTCGCTGATATGTAGTTCAACTTTCTTAATCATATTATATATTCCTATTTATATGCTGTTGCTATCTTTATTCATTGACATCTGATCAAGCACTCGCTGTTCTTCTTTCAAACGAGCAGCTTTCGCAGCAGGCGTTTCGATCTTCTTTGCGTTATGCATATCACGTTCTTCGGGTGACATCTTGTTTGTCATATCAAGAATGATATTAAACAACCGATTGAACTCAGAAGAATTAGGAAAGTAACGTTGAACTGATGCGAAACGATTTTCAGCCATAGTCAAATAATCAGAATTAGTCATTATAATCTCCATTTCTTATTATTCAATCTACAACATAATGCATAATTTGTACACCAAAAAACGCACTCGGCTAAAAATAAATGGTGCCCTCGGTAGGATTCGAGCCTACAACCGTTTGATTCGTAATCAAGTGCTCTATCCAGTTGAGCTACGAGGGCATGGTACCCGATGACGGGATTGAACCGCCGACCTTATCCGTGTAAAGGATCTGCTCTACCGCTGAGCTAATCGGGCATTAAACTTGGTACTCCAAGAGGGACTCGAACCCCCACGCTTGCGCACTAGTTCCTAAGACTAGCGTGTCTACCATTCCACCATTGGAGCATGGTGCCTTCGGAGGGAGTCGAACCCCCGACACGTGGTACTTCAAACCACTGCTCTACCAACTGAGCTACAAAGGCGAGTGGCTTCCTAAGTGTGCCTTGATACATTACGTCCGGACGCTGTATCTTCCCAGATAGTTAGTTACTTTTCGAACAGTAACGCTATCACTTTCGCTATGTGGTTACCCACGGGGTTCAGCAAAGGAAGCCTAGATTGGTGGAGGATAGCGGGATCGAACCGCTCACCTTCTGCGTGCAAGGCAGACGCTCTACCGAATGAGCTAATCCCCCAATTTCTGGTGACACAGGATGGATTTGAACCATCGACCAACAGCGTATGAGACCGTCGCTCTACCGCTGAGCTACCATGTCATATTCTGGAGCGGGCTACGGGAATCGAACCCGCGTCGTCAGCTTGGAAGGCTAGCGTAATACCATTATACCAAGCCCGCTTTATTCTGGTGCCCCCACGACGACTCGAACGCCGGACCTGATGATTACAAATCAACTGCTCTACCAACTGAGCTATAAGGGCATTAAATGGTCGGGAATGTAGGATTCGAACCTACGGCCTCCTGCTCCCAAAGCAGGCGCGCTACCAGACTGTGCTAATCCCCGTTAGTATTCTATATATACAAATTGGATGCCCCTCTAGGATTCGAACCTAAATTGACGGAGTCAAAGTCCGCTCTCTTACCGTTAGAGGAAGGGGCATCAAACTTGGTGGGCCAGTGAGGTATCGATCCTCCCCCGCAAACGGACGAGATTTACAGTCTCGCTGCCAGAGCCACTGGCTTTACCGACCCGAATTGGTAGACCATGTAGGATTCGAACCTACGACCTAAGGATTAAGAGTCCCGCGCTCTACCAACTGAGCTAATGGTCCATAAAATTAAAATTGGTACATTACCCAATAGTATGCTACTGCACCACTGGACCAAGTCACTTTACTACCTCTGTACTTTTTGTTCGGTACAAGAGGGGACTTTGGTAATGGGAGTAAAATCCAATCTTCGTATTTCATAATATACTCTTTCAAAAACTGGTGAACGATCTGGGGTTCGAACCCAGGACACACAGGTTAAAAGCCCGTTGCTCTACCTACTGAGCTAATCGTCCATTAAAATTTAATGGATGTAGATCCGATGACGATCAGAATCTACAGGAGCGCCAACTACACGTCGCTCGATGTAGTAATGCTGGATGAACTGATCACCGTCACGAGTGTATACACCATAAGCAGTACGTGCTTCTTCTTCAGAAGCGTACACACCCAGCAGGATCGAACCTTCGTAATCCCATTCACCTAATAATACAAATATTTCCATAACAATTTCCTTTAGCTTATTATTCATACTACCAAAGATATGATAAAATGTACACTAAAAAAACGCATCGAAATAAAAATAAATGGTGGGGATAGTGAGGGTCGAACTCACACTGGAGGCATTTTAAGTGCCCTGTCTCTGCCATTGGACTATATCCCCATTGATTACCAATCTGTGGTAATCTGAATTCCTTTATTCCGATAATGCTGTCTCCAATAGAAGCATTCATCCATCATAGCATGACCGCTGTGGTTCTTATACTCAATCTTACGAAGAACCTTATTGGTTTTAGCATTGCGGATGGTGAGAGTGTAGTTGAGCATTTTGTTTCCTTTCTGATTATAGATCCATCTTAAACCAAAAAAGAATTAATGTACACAACAAAATGGGGTGATCGACGGGTATCGAGCCCGCAACTCCGGATTCACAATCCAGCATGTATCCATTAACACCTCGACCACCATAAACTGTTATCAGACCCCGCCGATTGCACGGCACCTCACGACACCTGCATACGCACATACCGTCTGATATTGCCCTAGTATTACCCTCAACTCGGTGTGGAACAGTCCCCGCTGCTTTGTATTACTGTTTGCTCGATGGGGTTACATGAGGTCGGCCTCATCTCTTTTCTATGCAAACAAACCACGTAATTTGGCGGAACGTCAGGGAGTCGAACCCTGTCAACCCATTACAGGTTGTACGCATTAGCAGTGCGTTGCATTACCGTCCTGCCCACGTTCCGAATATAATCTATTCCATCGATTTTTAGCGCCAAAGAGTTTTGCTTTGGCTAATTCGATATCTCTTTCTGCCATCACAATTTTGGCAGCCAATTTAGATTGCTCGCCGTTCATATGTTTTGGTATCACAAAATTCATAATATACTCCAAACTTGGTAGCCCGAACGGGTTTCGATCCCGCTTCTCCGCCTTGAAAGGGCGGTGTCCTAGCCACTAGACGACCGGGCCATGGAGCGGAAGAGCGGATTCGAACCGCCGACCATCTCGTTGGCAACGAGAAGCTCTACCACTGAGCTACTTCCGCATTAAAATTGGAGGAGGGTGATGGCATCGAACCATTTACCTTTCGGTAACTACAGTTTTCAAGACTGTGTGAGGAGCCAACCTCAGCACCCTCCATTGGTGCGTCTAGTAGGCTCCGACCCTACGACCTCACCCTTATCAGGGGTGTGCTCTACCAACTGAGCTATAGACGCGAACAACAATGAGAAAGAACAAACTGGCGAGGGTGGGGGGAGTCGAACCCCCGCTTGCGGTTTTGGAGACCGCCGTGCTACCGTAACACTTCACCGACATAACTTGGCGATCTAGAAGGGACTTGAACCCTCGACCTCTCGCGTGACAGGCGAGTGCTCTGACCAACTGAGCTACTAGACCAATGAACTTGTATTTATACCCTTCTACACAATTCACGCTTAATTGTACATAACTATTTTTAGTTTAAATGACGTACAGCGTGATCGGCAGCATGAGTAGCAGCAAAAGCAGAAGGCTTGATCTTGGCATCCATACCAAGTGAACCTCTTACCCAACCAAGCGCTTCTTTGACAGCAACGTTTGACTTGTGATTTGGATTTGGATTGATATCCAAGTGTACCTCAAAGTGACGATCACCGATCACATCGAGAATATCCATAGCTGTAGTCACGGCAAGTTGAACTTCCATTAGCAGTCTTTGTTTCAAGTTACCAAAGTCAGGCATGTCGACGGATGTGTGGAACAGTCGGCCGCCCTTCTTCGAATCCATATGGATAATTACCACAGTAGAATACTTGGCATACCACATCTTGTTCTTTCTGAAACGGATCGAGTCACAGCCAATGTAGACTGATGAATTTGGACTTGAATCTAGAATCGCCTGCTTTGCTTCTTCAATCATATTACGTACTCAAAAATGGAGTCACGGGCGGGATTCGAACCCGCGGCTTTACGGATTTGCAATCCGTTGCATTGGACCACTCTGCCACCGTGACTTAATTATGGATGCTTCCAAACAACCTTGCGCTGTGCCTTGGCAATCCGTTTTGTTTCTTCTGCGCGGTCGTAGAAACCAATCCAACTATCATACTGTGCCATCGCAGCTTCCTTTGCAAGCTCGAAAGTTGGAAAGGTGTCTTGTTTCGTATATGGAGTGTGCGTATAATGACTTATAAGACTCCAATCATCAAAGAACGGTGTGAAACGAGTAGTGTGAAGTGCATACTCTGCAATAAACCCATCCTTCTCATTACCACGAACACGTACTTTTACACCGTAAGGAACTTTCTCAAACATATTCATTCTCCATTATAAAAAAAACTGGTACTCCCGAAGGGACTCGAACCCCCAACCTAGCCCTTATGAGGGGCCAGCTCTACCGTTGAGCTACAGGAGTATGGTGCGCCGTGCAGGACTCGAACCTGCTGCCTCAAGATTAGAAGTCTCGCGCTCTATCCAGATGAGCTAACGGCGCATTAACTTTAGGCAATACGACCTATTCGATGAAGGAGGTTGGCCACCTTCATAAGTTCTGCCGAAGCATTTCGCTCGCTCTCTTCTGTACTCACAAGCATATCTTTATAATAACGAAGAGCCCGCTTCAGCAAATCCATGTCTGCTGGTGCAAACGTACCACCTTTATTTTCATTCGGCATTACTTCGACTCCAATAACCAATTGTTGGCGGTATCCATCCAATCGAGTGCTTCGACAGGAAGAGATTCGCCTCTACGTTTTGCGTTAAGAAGATCACAGAATGTATCTTCTACAGCCTTCGGATTTTCCATCGTAGGAAATGCAAACAATTCAACTTCCATATTCACCTCCGTATACTATATATTCGATTTATCGCGCGGTGTAGTCATAAACAGTGAAATGAGTAGCATCGGCAATTAGACAATCTTGCATCGCACGATGACGCGAACGAAGATAAGTAGTCTTATCGGTACGAATCATTTCGCGACCGATTGAAACGGTGCGAGGGCCACGATAGCGAACACGGATAGTAGTACCGGCGGCACGATAGGCGGCACGGACGTCTTCGAGTTTTGCGATCGGAATCCAATAGGCTAGAACGGGGTAATAGTTTTGACCGGTCGCGAAGGCAGGTACGCCATACGTGAATTCGATTTGTTCAACGGTAAGAGTCATAATATATTCCTTTCAACTGATAATATCATCTTACACCGGTTTCGGATTATTGTACACCGGTATTTTCGGTATGGATGATTTTATTCAGACAGCCACCGTGAGATCGATCCAAACTTGAGTTCGAAGCGATACTCGAGAATCTCGAGACCGTAGAAATCGAACTCATCTTCGGAGATACCTTCGGCATCGGCGATGATTTCGATGGCACGCTCGCGAGTGGCACCTTCGACGATCTGCATCGTCTCTTCGACACGAGCAACAAACTCATCAAAGTTACGAGCTTGCTCGACTTGCTGCTGCTCGATCTGCTCATCAAGCTTATTGCAGAGGAAGTCGTAGTCATCTTGAAATTCTTCAAGATCACGAAACTGCGCGTAACGAGGACGGCTGCCGTACACGTCCTTGTAAAGGTCCGAGTAGATGTCACCATCCTTAGAGTTGGTAAGAACGTTGATGTCCGAGAGAGTAAGCATGTCAATATTTCCTTTCATCATCATATACCCAGGATACAATGTTTTGACAATAATGTACACAAAAAAACGCGCTCAGAATCATCCAAGCGCGTTTTAGTTTTGATTTAAATCAATAACTTATTTAATAATTGGGATATTAAACGCTGCCAGCTTTTCAATCACTTCATCGATAGTGTCGAGAATGGCATCAGAACCGCGATCATCGACTGTACGAATCATCACTTTTCCACGATGCTCAACCACACCAATTAAAAGATCGAGATTGACAAGATACTTGCCACCTGTTTCGTTAATAAATTCTATAAACCTTACTGGATTGCTCATTTCTTTCTTCCTATATTATATTTTGTCACGAGACTCCATTCATTTTTTTCTTTGAATGGAAGGATCTTAATTTGGTTCAATGGAGTCTGAGGCTCTGTGATCTTTTCTTGATCAACAACAGCGATCAATCCCCAGTCGGAGAGAAGCTTGACTATTGTATTTCTTCGACCTTTGTCTTCTTCAGAGAAATCTGAAGGTTTACCGTCAAGAGCAAAGAGCTCTTTAAAGTGGACGATATAATATTTGCCTTGTTTGTGTAGGATATGGCAAGACTGATAAAGAGTCTTGTCCTTACGAGAAGCCACGCCGATACGAGTCAGAGTTTCACGAACTTTTAGGAAATCATCCTCTTCGCCGAGCCTCACTTCAATTAAACTTTCTAAAACACTCATGTTTCACCCTTCTGAATCTTTTTCTTTATTATTTTTATATGTTCAGAGGAGAGGATATCAAGAGCTGCCTTGGCAGCACGGCGGTTATAACCGTAATACTCTGCAACCGCTTCGAGATCTCCATCCTTTTCTTTTTTCACCCACTTCGCAAAGCGTTTGCTAGGTCGTATGATATTTATCAAAAAAGAATATTGGAGTTTGTTGTCGAGGTGGTGGTTGCAGTTCATCATGTTTGCGGCATGGATACTATCCGCAAAGTA